ATGAACTATTGCAATCTTTGTTAATTCACTAACAGTAATTCTCTGTATTCTTTCAATAGTTCTCGCGAAACGAACATCTTCTGCTGCGAGTGTTGCTTTACTGCCAACATTTTCTTCGTATCCAAGAAATGCCTTTGGAATCTTTAATGAAGCCATCAATTTATTTCTTAAATATTCAATATCTTCTACAGACTCATAAGTAAGGCCAGGTAGATTATCAATTTGAGTTCCACTGTCTCCACCACGAACTGGTAAGAAAAAATCCTCTGTAAGATTTTGGATATTATAACGAAGATTATAATCGCCGGTATTCTGGTCCATTACTGGTGCCTTTTTCATTTTAGTCATAATCTTCTGCATAAAGTTTTCAACTTCTGCGGGTGGAATATTTCCAATGTCAATCTTGAAAACTCTTCATTCAGGTGCTCTCACAATTCGATGTATTATCATAGCATCTTCCATCAATGAGAGTTGTTTCCAAAGCTTACGTCCACCCTCAATCATACCTTTACCATAAGGTATAAAGTTTGCATCTGAAAGTAATCTGAAATGTGCTATTTCATAGTTTTCTAATTCTTTATTTCCTGCCATATGTCCTGAATGTCTGTTATCACCTTCTTCAACGATAAACTGAACAAAATATGGATTCTCTGGATCTTCACCTTCAATACGAGTTACATCATATGCTGAAAGTGGGACTACATTTGTAATACCATACTTTTCTTTGATGTCTAAATAGAGATAAAAATCTCCATATTTACATAGGTTACGAACCCATGGCCACAAATTGAATTCTATATTCAATATATCGTAAAAAAGATTAGTTAAAATATCATGAATATTTTCATTTTCGGATCTAATCTCCAATACTTGACCATATTCTGATTTCATCGTAGATTCATCTGCATAAATATCAAGTGCTGATGATATAATTGCATCTGAATCCATTTCTTCATAATCCCGGAACAACGCTAATCTTTCTGCCTGAAAACTGATTGCCTGTGCGTGTCCATATCCACCCGTTGTTAAGTTAGAATGGAGTCTTGACCATCTATCTACAAGACGGTTTCTCTCCATTGCCTGAACTCTATCAGTATCAGCTATTTTTAACGTTTTTCCACCTGCATGTCTTACAATGACATTTGTGGAAAATAATCGTTGTAGTCTAGCTCTTAAACTTGTTCTTGCCATAATTTACCTCTTATTTTATTAACCAAGTTAGATCTTCTTTTTCACCACGAACATCCCAATCCCAGCCTTCGGCTCTTTCTTCTTCTGGAGTGTAAAGTGGTTCATAATCTAACATTTTATTTAGGACTGTTTTTTGTAATTGTATTCCTTCTGCCTTTAATCTAAGTGCAGTATCTCTTACCCACAGTCCTATTGCCAAACTCATTGGAAGGTCATCATTGTATCCTTCCATAGCTTCAGCTTTATTGTTGTGCCATATAAACACAAATAATTCATCAATCAGTCTATTAGAATGAACTATGACTGATTTTTCTCTAAAATATTCTTCTAATTTTGCTATTACCAATGGTCTTGTTTTCATAGTCATACTGAAACCAGGGATCATTTGTTTATCTTTATGTCTGTACCTATTTGTTACTTGTCTCGCGACATCTACAAACTGTAAATCTTTTGATGTATAAAATAGGTTATCATATTCTCTGTCTATAACTTGTTGTATGGTGGCCCAACCAATACTTGAATTCTCAATAACAAGTAATGCGTTGTTATATTCCATAGCAGTATTCATACATAAGTTACCAAAGTCTTTGGTAGGTATTTTTCCCTTATATTCTGCTACTTGTTCCAGACTCTCTATTTCTATTACATGAAATGCAGAAAAGTCTGATGCATCACCACGAGCAACGTCAGCGGCAACTACATAATTCTTTGTATAATCGGGTTGTCTCCAAATCCACAAATTACTATCCATTCCCCTCTTTTCAACTGGTTCTTCAATTTGTTTATTTCTATATTCTTCCAAAATAACACCATCAATTACAGTTTGACCTGAAGTAATAAAGTCACAATCACATTCTTGTGCTGCCATTGAAGGACCTAACAACTTATCTTGTTCATCTCTCCACTCTTGTTCTCTGTCTGGATTTAATGACCAATGTAATGTTATAAAATTCCAATCACTCTTTCCATCTTCGGCATCAACCCAAACTTTGTGAAACCAATTTCCGACACCATTTGGTGTAGATAGTGATATACATTGTCCACCAGTAGATAGAGTGCTTTGTGCAGCAGTCCATATTGTATCTATTTTTTCAATAAACGCGGCCTCATCAAGTATCAATAATGACAATGCCTCTGAACGACCTGCATCTTCAGAACTCGCAATTGCTTTTACTTGTGAACCATTTGAATATCGTAACGACAATTTGTTGTCCTCAACACACTTTGACTTAACCCAACTTGGTAAGTTTGCGTGCATAACTCGGATTTTCGTAACCAAGTTTTTAGCGGTATCTTGTTTAGTTGCAATAACCAATATGTTCTTATCACTCTGAAAAGTCATCATCCATAATGCGTATCCAGCGGTAAGTGTGGATATACCTAACTGACGGGCCTTCAGAATAACATTATAATTGTGTTCATTAAAATCCCTTACCATTTTTTCTTGAAAATCATATAAAGAAAACGGTATTTTACCCTGTATTGGATGTTGAATAACAGCATACTTTTTTAGAAAATATGCAGGGTCTTGTGCACATTTTAAATATTCCTTTTTAATGACTTCTTTTATATTCTTATCACTCATTAATTTGCTAAGTCCGCTATTTTAATTCCAAAATAAGTTGGTATAATTATCGCCGCTGATCCATATACAAAATACAACCACTTGTTTTCATACCAACTTGGTTTTGCTAAATCTGCTTTTTGTTCTAATGCCCAATTTTGTTCCATTAAAAGTTCTATCTGTTCATCTTTTTGAACCAATAAAAGAGAATCAGTTCTTATGTGTTCTTCATATTTACTACCCAACTCTTCTAAAATATTTACCTGATTTGCCAAATTTAAACTATCTGCCTGTAAAGATACTATTTTATTTGCAAATCCCAATACTTCTTCTTGTGTAAAGGTGTGTTCATCAAGCTGTCCAAATAATGGAATGGATAGCAATAATATCCAAAGATATTTCATATTCACCCCTTATCTAAGTAAATAAACTGTGCTTGCACCACCAGTTACAGCTTTTTGAACCCCAATTTCATGTACGACACCCGCATCAAAAACATCACCAGTAGCTGATCCGCCACCTGAAAATGTTAATGTAATCTGTGCCACAGTTCCATCTACCACAAAAGCAGCAGCTTCATTTGAACCTGTTGCAAAGTACGTTGTACTGTTACCAACAAGATGCACACTGTTATACTTACCAAGATTACCTCTTACTGCAGGTGGTGTTCTATCTCCAATAGCCATTTTAATTTCTCCTTATATACATATATATAATTATTTACTCTTGGAAAACTTCCTCAAAAAATCTGCTGCATCTTCTACATCATCATTTTCGTAAGTTACTTCCATCTTTTTGACCTCATTTTTTGTTCTGGTCAATTTTCTTTTTAAATTTGTTATTTCTTTTTTATTTTTATTTTTATTTACTTGTAATTTTTCTATTTTTTTAACTACTTCTTTTGTTTTTTTCTTATTTTCTTTGATTACCTTCCCTAATTCCTTTACTTCTTTTGATTTATTAGCACTTAAAAGTGTACTTAAACCAAAAAGTCCTAAAATTGCAACTACTAACTTCTTTAACCACTCCATTATTTCATCTCCATTATTTTTTTATAAGTAGACTTACTCTCTAACTGTTTAGTTTTTGAAGGTTCATCAAAATCACTATCATCAGGTTCATCAAATTTTCCGTATCCTTCCGCATCCCTATCAATTTTTTCATCAAAACCTTTATCAAAAATATTGACTTTTTTGTGTATTCTAAATGTAGTAGCCTTTCTTCCATTTATAGTCGGCATTCCGTGTTTATCTACACCTATATCTTTT